CTGATCTACCTGCTGTACTCCCATCGCCTCATACATCCTGCGATACGCATTATGTATGCCCATCGGGCCATGTATCTCTGGCGCTGCCTGAACCATTTGTAACATTTCCTGGGCCAACATCACGCGCTGACTCATGGAGAATATGTTGGGATCACTGACCGGAATGATGTCTATACGATCATCAAAGTCGGTCGCCATTAACTGTTGTTGTCCGTTAGCGACCATGTAGGGGTACGCTTTAATGGGCGAATCCCTTAATACTTTCGCTAACAGATTAAATTCAATACGCTGTGAATAATGCAGTCTCTTATGGATTGCGCTCATCACACGGCTACCGCGCTCAAGCAAGGCGATTGTCGTTCCTACAGGCGCTTCCTGATTGCCATCACCCACCTGCATATCACCAATCGAGGCGAATCGTTTACCCGCCTCAACGAGCATTCCCAGCAATTGAAGTAATGTTCCACTGGGTTCCTTGAACGGCAATGGCATTAACGCATCGCGCAATGAACCCCCAGGAGCATCCATATCCCTGAACTCACCAGGCTGTAGGGGAGTATCATCGTCCCTTATCCTGATGCCCCGTGCTTTAAAACCGGCTGGAAGGTTTGCCAAAGTACCCGCATCAATCAACTGCCGTAGTATTGAGGTCGAGGCTTTGGACAAACCGCCAATCATATGGGTCAAACCAAACCCATAGAAACCGACTCCTGGTAAAAACTTGTAATGAACAAAGTAATCAATGCGTCTTCGCATCGGATCAACTTGCTGGTAATTTCTGCGAATAGACAATACCGAGGATTCTTTTGGGAACAATGTGACAATGTATGGCAGCTTAATACCAGTCTCTTCGCCCTGCGCGTCTACATCCTCAAAGCCAGAAATGTCCAACTCAACGTGCATTTCATACAGCTCTGCTTCGTAATCCGTTGGTCCGGAAGGCTTAACACCCTGAAGCTCATCAATTTCTTCATCAACATCACTATATCCCTCAATGTTACTTCCACGGCCTGACATTGGGGTTTTTCGATAAAATCCTGACTGTTGAAGCTTCTTCACCTCATTAGTCGGCATATCAATCAAATGCGTAATTCTTACCGCATTATCAAGACTCGTTGTTCCATATGGAACAATCAGCTTTTCAGAAGGAATAAACCGCGAAACCGGGCGGCTTAACGTCTGGTCAAAGTGAACCTTACGAAACGCGCTTCCCGATAAGGGGAGATAAAACAATAACTGGTCTGTCTCAGGGTCATATTCTCGCATCTCCTGGGTCAGCATATAGTTCATGTACTCCTGTACACGCGCTGCCTGAAGATCTGTCTGCGGTGTACCCATACCCACTGTCTGGGTCTTGACCGGTCCACCGGAAGGCAACATCTCTTTGTATGCCTGTGCCTGGAATTGAGTAACGGATTCAGCTAGTAGAGGGTGAATTACTCCTGAAGCGCCTTCAAATGGCTCTGTACGGTCTTCAAACTTCATGCCGAGGAACTCAAGACCTTCCTTGTACTGGTCCATCCACTCCTTTCTCGAAGAGATATCGTCCTGAATATCCCCCATACAATCACTGAAAACCTTGCCCAGATCCTGATCTTCCATGATCTCAGCTAGGTTCTGGTTGAAATCCCCCGCCATACCAGGATTTTCATTCTCATCCATACCAAAGACCATGGTCCCGTCATCCAGGGTCTGAACCTGCTCATCAGGCATTTCTTCAATAAACTGGTCGGTTTCTACTTCTTCACCAACAAGGATCTCTTTTGAATTGTCTTCAATGCCCAATTCAACAATATCAACTTCATCTACACCGCGCTCAATCGCCATAGGCTAGCCCCACTTAGATTCCCATTTAGTTCCCATGCCTTTTCCCTTCTTAGCTAAACCGCCTTTTCTTTTCTTTTGAGGCTTGACTTCTTTTTCTTTTTTATCACGCGCCTTTTCAAAATCAATACGTCTTTGTAAAGCTTTCAGCGAAGGTACTGCGGATAACGGTTTCCTACGGCCAGTAGAAGTGTCATAACGCAATCCATCTACCGTAAAAGTCTTATTTCCTTTTTCCTTGGCAGCTTCTCGTATTTTATTAATTCTTTGTTTGTCTTTTTTCATCCTTTCTTCTTCTCTCTTACCGCCAGCGTACATTGCAGCGCCAACAGCGGATGTAACCCCAGTACCAATAGCGGTTTTTATTACCTTTTCTTTTTTGTTTGCTTTTTTGGCTTGCTTATTTAAAAAAGATTTGTATTCAGGAGTCATCCGCTTTGGCATGTTTTTAGGGCCATCAGACAGGTATTTCTCTCCAGTAAATACATCCTTCTTCGCCATGTCTCTGCGAGCAGAAGGAGGCTTTTCTTTTTCTATTTTTTTCTTTCTCTTCGTCTGAGACTTTACAAGACTTTTTAATATACCCATAACAATTACCTCATTACTGCGCCCCACCCACGGGTGGCTGCGCCTGCGCTCTTCGGAGATGATTTCTTTGTCGCACCACGGCTTTCGTTACGGCGTGACTTCATGCTTTGAGACTTGGTGCTTTCACTTCCTTGACGCTCGCCTAGTGACTCATCAAGTCGGGCCTCACCACCCTGGTAATAACGACCAGCAGTCCCAGTCCGAATGCCGCGATCTCTGGGTCCTTGTGCTTCACCGCCGCCCATCATCTTCTTAGGCTTCTTCTTGCTGTCTTCGATACGCTTTTTAACGCGCTCTAATCGTTTGCGCTGTATGGCTTTGCGAGAATCAGATCCAGAATCAGAGGCAATACGTTTCTCAAGTCTTGCAGCTCTGCGTTCTCTAAAACTCTTCTTACCCGAATCACTAGCAGCAGACTTTGCGGATGAAGAAGACCCAGAAGATTTCCTGGGAGTCTTACCCTCATATCTATTATAAGCCTGAGTTAAAGTCTCACCCTTCTTTTGATTAAGCTGTTCTTTTGTAACCGCAAGTTTCTTCTTGCCATCCTTGCCCATGTAATACTTAGAAGGGGTCTCGGCGTTTTGAGCAGCTCGAACAGACTTGTAATTCTTCCACGCAGGGCCAGAAGCAGTAGGGGCAGTAGTTTTATCTTTGTTGGCGTAGTTCTTCCTCATACTCTTTGCAAAATCTTCGCCTTCCTTGTCTTTCTTAGCGGCGGCTTTAGGCTTGGGTCTTGGGTCAAGGTTTATCTTGGGTACTGTAATTTTTTCCTCTAAAGCTTTTCTTATTTTATTCAAAGGCGGCTGTCTTACTTCGCCTGGGGGCTTTGCTTCATCTACCCGTTGGCCAACAGGCGATCTAACCTTCATCTTTGCTTTTTCAGCATCTGCCGCTTGCCGTTCTTTAACCTTCCTTATCCTTTCACGAGCTTTATCTTGCCCAGCTTTAATACCTGGGTCTTGTGATGGCTCTCGCGCAGGATCTGCATCCTTTTTATTAAGGATTTTCTTCTTTGGTGTCCCGGTCATGCCAGCCCTAAACCCTCTACGACCACCTTCTGGGGTTGGCTTATCTTGTTTTTTGTCAGAACCACTTAGCGATAAGCCAATACCACTTAAGATTCCAGAGCCTCCAACAGCAGCAAGCGCCTTCTTGCGCATTGATACAGCCTTATCTTTAATCGCAGCAACCTTTTCTCTTTCTTTTTTATTCTTGGCTAGTCTTTCCGATCTAACCATAGGGCCAGCCACTCCAGCTTCAAATGGCTTTGCTTCTTTATCTCTTTTTCTTTGTCGCCTATTTAATTCAGCGGTTGCTTCTTTAACTTTCTTTGGTGTTAACGCATCATCAATAGTTTTTGTAAGCTCTCTGATGGTCTTGTCTTTCATGGGCATTAGATTACTCCTTAGTAATATGCGCGCTTTACTCGGTACATTTCTTCTTCAACCTCGTCAGAATGAAGATTAATGAAATTACCTTGTCTGAATCTTAATATTGCCTGAGTCGTAGTATCCACATAATCATCATTTGGTGCAAACGGAAAAGCCGCACACTCTTCAATGACTTCATCAGCGAACACACGGTCAGGTGCCCAAACCATTCCAGACTCAAATACAGGACTTACTGCATGTACGCGAGTCATCTTATCGTTCCCCCTGCTCGGTCGGTAATTAACGACAGGGATCCCCATAGCCCTTAACTCATGAGTCAAAGGAGTCCCGCTTGCCTGGGACTCTATGAGTACCATGTCGGGTTTGTATTCATTGTACTGGTCCTGGGCAACCATCTTTAGGTCTGGGAAATCCCACCTGCCTTTCTGTGCATCCAGCAGAATGATCGCATCACCCTTTCCCTCCCCAGGAGAAAATACCCCCCAGGTGGTGATCGCACTATAATCCGCAGTTTCCTTCTTACTGAACGCCGTATCATAACTCTGGATCACATAATGACAGTCTGGCGGGTCATCCAACTCCCAGGTATTCCACCAGTCGCGCTTAATGATTGCGCCTTCCTCAGATGTGGGGTTCTGCTGGTACTGGGCATTCCACTTAGCGACCGGAATCGAAGCCTTAACACTCTCCAATTCCTCCTTCTTCCAGAATTCAGGCCACAAAACCTTGTCTGTATCTTCAAAAATTGCAGGTAATTCAATGACTTCCCACTGATCTGCGTTGGTTTCAGTCTGTCGATTCAACAATCTGCCCGTTAAATCCATCGTAGACCACCTGGTCATGACAATAACAATCGCGCCTCCAGGCTGTAAACGCTGTCTCGGCCCTGATGTATACCACTCGTAGCAGGAATCCAGCAGATTCATGCTCAATGCGTCCTGCTCAGAGTGAGGATCATCAATGATCAATACATCTGCACCACGGCCTGCGATTGCACCGCCCACACCCGCCGCGAAATATTCCCCACCCTTGGCAGTCTGCCACTTACCCGCACTTTTGGAATCCGCAGCGAGGTTTACGTCTGAAAATATTTTTTTATATTCATCCGTGTCCATAAGGTTCCTA